GTATATCTTTCCCGATGAGGCTACGGGCCGGGAAAATATGGACGACCGGATCATCCCCATGATTCAATCTTCTCCACGCCTGCGGCAGCACTTTACCGGCAAAGACAGGGATAAATCTTCTTTGCGGGTGCGGTTGCAGCACATGCCCATATATATTGCCTGGGCCAGGTCAGCGGCCCGCCTGGCGAACAAGCCCATCAGATATGCCATCGCCGATGAGATTGACAAGGAGGGCTTTTCACCGGGCAGCAGTAAAGAGGCCAACCCCCTGGACCTGATTGACAAGCGGTTCAATACATATCGATCCATTTACAAGTTCTTCAAAATTTCGTCGCCATCCCTTGAGGACGGTAATATCTGGCAGGCCCTGCAAGGATCGGATGTGCTTTTTGACTATCATGTCAAATGTCCGCAATGCGGCGCCCGGCAATTGATGCAGTTTGAAAATATTAAATGGGATGGGGGCAGCAAAGCGGACCGGGCGGCCATAAAGAATAAGCACCTGGCCTGGTATGAATGTGAGCATTGTGGCGGCCGATGGGATGACGATCTTAGAAACCAGGCAGTGCGTGCCGGGTTGTGGATGGTCCAGGATCAGGCCTTGACCATGGACGCGTATTTGTCCCGGTTCCGTCCGGCATCCATCGGTTTTCAGATTCCGGCCTGGCTGTCTTATTTTGTAAGCTTGTCAGAATGTGCCGCCTCGTTCCTTAAGGGCCTTGATGAAGGCCCCATGGCCATGCAGGATTTTTGTAACGGGTTTAAGGCTGAACCTTACCGGCCGAAAATAAAAACCCAGGAAGAATCTGAAATCCTGGCCCATCGTGTTGACTTGCCTGCCGGTGTGGTGCCCAAAGACACCATTGCCCTGACTGCAGGCATTGACGTTCAGCAGGCCGGTTTCTGGTTCATGATTAAGGCCTGGAAAAAGGATTTATCCAGCCACAGGGTGCAATACGGCTGGGTCACCACCTGGGAAGACATCAACGAATTGATTTTTAATGCCAGGTACCCGGTGGAGAACAGCAAAAACTCCATGGGGATCTGGCGTGCTGCCATTGATACCGGCGGCGGTGCCAAGGGCGCGGAAGATGACTGGTCCAAAACAGAAGAGATTTATGAATGGATTCGGAAAAACGGCAGGAATGTGGCCTTCGGCATTAAGGGTGCCACCCATGCCCAGGTCAAAAAAGTAACCCCGAGGGTCATTGACCGCATGCGCCGCAAGAACAAACCGATTCCCGGCGGCATTACCCTGTATTTTCTGGATACGGCCGCATTTAAAGAGGCGTTCTGGTGGCGTATGGGTCGCAGGTTCCAGGCCGATGATGAGGGGCCTCCGGAAACCCAGCATATCACCATGCATGCGGATACGGGTATGGATTATGTCCGTCAGATTTTGGCCGAGGAGAAACAGCGGGACCGGAAAACCGGGAAAATAAAGTGGGTGCCGGTGCGTGCGGATAACCATTTGCTGGACTGCGAAGTCTATTCCGACGCCTGCGCAGATCCGGAATGGCTGCCCTCACTTTCCAGTCTGGTCCGTCGAAAGAAAAAGAAAAAACCTTCCGGTGGTGGTGGTGAACGAAACGGATTTGTTAATGCATGGAGGTAGATATGAAGTGTCCGATGTGTGGAGCTACGATGGTGATTGACGAATGGAATGGTTGGGTGTGGGAGTGTTTTCATTGCTACTATACTGGCAGAGAGGCGACGGATGAAGAGATCGAAAAACAGGAAGATGATATTGAGGCGTATTTGAAAACCAAGAGGGGGTTTTTAAAAGAATGAAATACATTTGTGAAAAATGCGGGAAAGATTTTGAGTGCATACTCGAAGTAGAAGACGATTGCGAATATCCATACTCATGCCCGTATGCTGTGGAAGAAAAGGATATGGACTCAGAATGGATAGAATTCAAGGAGTCAAAAAATATGAAAAATAAAGACAGTTTAGTTATTTGCGACAGTTGCGCAAATAACGATGAAACCTGTACAGCGTGCAATGGCTGTATTTCCGGCAGCAACTTTGTTCGGAAGGTTATTAATTGCACGGAGAATTGCACGGAATGCAATTGTGATAAATTAGCACCAGGGAATGATCCCGGGTATAGTCACAATCGAGACTGGAAGCCGATAGAAAAAATCGAAAATCTATCCTGCAGCAAAGACCCAAAGTCACGATACTATGACGCCGGTGGTATTGAGACACTCGATATCATTAAAGCAAAGCTGACACCGGAGCAATACCGCGGTTTTTTACTCGGCAACATCATCAAATATTCATGCCGGGTCAACCACAAAGGAAATTTTGACAGAGATATTGAAAAGGTCCGGTTTTACGGGAATTCAATATTTGACACATTGGAGGTATGATGGATATTCAAATGTATCTGGTGCGGCAAAGGCTTTGGGCGCTAAATACGTTCGGGCCGGGTGTTCGTGACAAAAGCCTCATCAAACACATCAAAAAAGAGCTTGATGAAATCAAGGCGTCTCCAGGCGATCTTGAAGAGTGGATTGATGTGGTTATCCTGGCCCTGGAAGGTGCCATCCGAAATGCCGAAGCGGTATCTGACAGGCCGGTCGATGATGTTGTGAATTGTCTGTTGATGAAGCAGGAAAAAAATATAAACAGGGAATGGCCGGACTGGATGGCCATGGATCCGAATCAACCCATTGAACATGTAAAGTGATTTTGGGCAATTGTTGATCGTTTTAAATGCAGGAGCTGCGAAATCATGGAATTAGACCGGCTTGTTTTCAAAGGGGCCCGGGAGATCTGTGCCGCCGTGGGTGTGGACTGGAAAAGAATGGTCTTTTTTGTTGAGAAAAAAGGGCTTCCTGCATTTAAAATTGACGGCAAAGGATCATGGATTGCCAGGCCAGACGACCTGGATGCATGGATTTTGAAACAAAGAAACGAGAATTTAAGCTTAAACGATCAAATGTAAGCACTTTGGACTTATTTTTTTTGTTATTCGACATTGTAAAAAACCCTGTCAACATCTTTTTTTGTCTTTTTACGTCTTTTTAATAGCCTTTTTTATCCTTTTTTTATTTTCGGCAAAAACCGGGGTTATACTTCATGCAAATAAAAAAAAGGTCCATGCATGTCATATACAACGGTTTTGTCGAACATACCGAAAAAAATTACCGCCGGGGAGTCCGTCTCCTGGTCTGTGACCCTGGATAACTTCCCGGCCTCCGCCGGATGGGTGGTCACTTACACCCTGGTCAAATCAGATACCCGCATTCAAATCGTTTCCACAGCGGATGGTATCAACCATCTTGTTGAAATCCCATACACCACCACCGCCGACTATACCGCCGGCGAATATAGATACCAGTCCCATGTAAGCAATGCCGTTGAGCGGTACCAGGTGGCAACCGGTATCATTGAGGTGTTGCCGGACTTTGCCACCAAAACAACCGGGCACGATGCCCGCACCTGGTTGGAAATCGCCATTGATGCACTGGAAGCCGCCATTGAAGGACGGGCCAGCAAAACGCAATTGCAGCAATCCATTAACGGCATACAGGTCCAGCACCTGGATCTTAACGACCAACTGACCGCCTTGTCCAGGCTCAAGCGTATACTGGCCGGAAAAAAAATAGCAAAAACAGGATTAAAATCTATGATGGTTAGCTTCTGATGTGGCCGTTTTCCAATAAAAAGTCCGTATCAAAAAAACGGGGGAAAAAGCAAATCATTACCCGGGGCTATGCGGCGGCGGATACAGGCAGGTTATATCAGGACTGGTCAGCCGGAAACACCTCTGCGGACACCGAAATTTATTCGGCCTTGGTACGATTGCGTAACAGGGCCAGGGATCTGTCCAGAAATAATGATTATGTGTCGCGGTTCCTCAACATGGTTAAAACCAATGTGGTTGGCCACAAAGGGGTCTCTCTACAGGTCAAAAGCAGGTTGGCATCCGGCAAATTAGACCGCAATGCAAATGAGATCATTGAAACACACTGGCAGTCTTTTTGTAAAAAGCGAAATTGCACGGTAACCGGCCAGCTGTCTATGATTGATTTGAAAAAAATGATTGTGGCCGCAGTGCCCCGGGACGGTGAGATTTTGATTCGCAAAGTCAGGATGTTCCCATACAGTGATTACTTGTTTGCCCTGCAGCCGATTGAAGCGGATCAGCTGGATCACACCATGAACGTAACGCTTAAAAACGGCAACAAGATTGTCATGGGCGTTGAAAAGGATAAGTGGGGGCGGCCGGTGGCATACCATATTTTGCGGCGGCATCCTGGAGACAGCCTGCATAATGATTACCGTGGCAACGCCAGGGAACGGGTGCCGGCGGGTGAAATTATCCACCTGTTCATCCAGGAGCGGGTGGGCCAATCCCGTGGCGTGACATGGCTTGCAACCCCGGCGGCCAGGTGCAAAATGCTTGATGGATATGAAGAAGCGGAACTTGTTGCATCCAGAACCGGCGCGTCCACAATGGGTATTTTTGTCAACCCGGATGCGGAAGAATACATTGACGTTGACGACGACGACGTCGATGGCCCGGATACAAGCAATGATGTGTTGTTTGAATCTGAGCCAGGGACATTCAAGCAGGCGCCGGAAGGGTACGACCTTAAAACCTTTGACCCGAACCATCCCAATGCGTCGTTTGCAGATTTTGAAAAGGCGGTTTTGCGCGGAATCGCTTCCGGCTTGAACGTCTCCTATGTGGGACTGGCAAATGACCTGGAAGGCGTAAGTTATTCCTCCATTCGACAAGGCGAAACCGCCGACCGGGATAACTGGAAAATGCTGCAGCGCTGGTTGATTGAACATTTTTGTGAAGACGTGTTTGAGTCCTGGCTGTATCAGTTTCTTTCTTTTGGCCGGTCCGGCCTTGAGCTAGGCAAATTCGATCAGTACAACAATCCGGTGTGGCGGCCCCGTGGGTGGCAATGGGTTGACCCGGACAAAGAAAGCAAGGCGGTTGAGCGTGATGTCGGCAATCACATGAAATCAATATGGGCCACTGCCGCTGAGAAAGGGGACGATCTTGAAGAAATTTTTATTGAAAATGCCCGGGCCATTGAGCTTGCTGAAGAATACGGCCTGAATCTGAACGTTTTTAACACCAAAGAGGTACAGGATAATGCCGATCAAAACGGAACAATTGCGCAAGAAAATTGAACAGGAATCATTTAAGCGAACAGCCACATTCAAACGTGAGGCCGTGGATGAAGAAACCCGGACTATTGAAATCGCGTTCTCATCAGAAGACCCTTACATGCGGTGGTATGGCTATGAAATCCTGGGGCATGGTGATGGTGATGTGGATATGGAATTCATGGCATCCGGATCCGCCCCGTTCCTGGCACAGCATGACCACGACAATGTAATCGGCATCATTGAGCGGGCCTGGATAGATTCCGACAGCAAAGGCCGTGCCGTGGTGCGGTTCAGCAAAAGCGCCCGGGCCGAAGAATTTTTTCAGGATGTGATTGACGGCATCCGGAAAAACATTTCCGTGGGGTACGAAATTACAGAGGTTAAACTTGTTGAAGAAAGCGAGGATGGCCCGGATACATACAGAATGAAATGGCGGCCAATTGAGGCCAGCTTAGTCAGCGTGCCTGCTGACACCACCGTTGGAGTGGGCAGGGCACACAAAAAATCAAACCCAGATTCAAAGGAGAAAAACATGGGTTACGACACAGACAAAACCACTCCCGATGTTGAAACCGTAATGGCCCAGGCCGCCAAAGAAGCCAGGGAAGCGGAAGTATTACGCATCGGGGAAATTAACGCCCTGGGCAAAGTCCATGGCTTTGAAGACGACGCGTCCAAGGCGGTCAATGATGGCCGTACCGTTGACCAGTTCCGTGCATTTGTTTTGGATGAATTGAAAAAAAGAGCGGCGGAACCCATTGAAAACTTTTCACCTGAAATCGGCATGACCGAAAAAGAGGTTAAGCAGTTTTCGTTCTTGAAACTCATCCGGGCCCTGGCTGATCCGAATCAGGCCAAGCATGCAGGATTTGAACTTGAATGCTCCAGGGCCTTCGAAGACCTGACCGGCCGCACCGCCAAGGGGGCATTTGTTCCGCATGATGTGCTATCCGCCGGTAATTTTTTGCATCGCGATCTATCAACCAATGTCGGCACGGCCGGCGGGTACCTGGTATCTGAAGACATGCAGACCGAATCGTTTATCGACATGCTTCGCAATGCCGCTGCCGTGATGCGGCTTGGTACCCGGACACTTACCGGTCTTATTGGGGATATCGATATTCCAAAACAGACCGGCGGTGCGTCTGCGTATTGGGTCAATGAGGGCGGCGATCTGACGGAAAGTCAGCAGACACTGGGCCAGATTCGCATGAGCCCGAAAACAATCGGCTGTTATACCGACGTGACCCGCCGCATGATGCTGCAGAGTTCCATGGACGTTGAAACGTTCATCCGTCAGGACTTTGCGCTGCAGATGGGCATTGCCATTGATCTCGGTGCGCTGAATGGTGACGCGGCCAGTGGAGAGCCCCGGGGCTTGCTGAACACCACCGGCATTGGGTCGGTTACCCTGAACGGGACCAATACGCCGGATTGGGGGGATATTGTAGACCTGGAAACAGCAATATCCACAGACAATGCCCTGTTTGGCTCCCTGGCATATCTGACCAATGCGACCATTGTCGGAAAAATGAAACAGACCGAAAAGGCCAGCTCAACCGGAAAATTCATCTATGAAAATGGTGAATTGAACGGGTACAATTGCGAAATTTCGAACAATGTGCCTGCCAAATATCTCCTGTTCGGCAACTGGGCCGACATGATCATCGGCATGTGGTCCGGACTGGATGTGACGGTGGATACAAACAGCCTGTCCACGTCAGGTGGTACGCGGATTGTTTGCTTCCAGGACATTGACGTTGCAATTCGGCACGCCGAGTCTTTTGCGGCAGGATACAAATCATAATTTTATTTTTTGAGGTGAATGACAATGAAAGATAAAGATCTTTATAACCTGGTCTCTGCGGTAAACTGCATTGACCCGGAAGTGCTTGATGCGGATAACACGCCTGCCGCGATTGATCTGCAGGGGTATAGTGGGGCATTGGTGTTGATTCATATTGGTGCCGGTGGGATCACATTTGACAGCGATAATAAGGTTGAGTTCAAATTGACGCATTCAGATGATGACACAACCTACACGGCCGTAACGGTTAGCGACGTTGTCGGGCTCAGCTCCGTCGGAACCGGCGGCATCATAAAAAGCCTGACCGCCGCCCATGCCACTGCCACTGTGACAGAGGTCGGATACAAAGGCGGTAAACGTTACCTTAAGCTGCTGGCTGATTTTTCCGGCACACATGGCACCGGTACTGCAATGGCCGCCACTGTGATCAAGGGCGGATCCGACATCCTGCCGGCGGCATGATCCGGATGAAGGTTAGAATTGTTAAAAATGATCCGCGCGTCGGCCTTGTTATTGATGTCGATCCGAGAACTGCCCGGGCGCTTATCAAATCCGGGAAGGCCGTGCCTTGTGATGATGTAAAACCGCCGCATTTAACCCGAGTGAAAAAATGATTACGTTTGAAATGGATGAACTTTTTTCTGACGAGCTGGCCCGCCAGGCGGTGTTCACACCGGACCCGACTGAGACCGGGGCTACCGTGGACTGCCTGGTGATCGTTGAGCATGACGCGGAACTGCGGCCGGACAACCTGGATATTGGGGTCATGGAAGTGGGCACAACGATTCAGGCTGTATATGCCGACGTGGGGGTGCCTGCCCATGGCTCAACCTTCGCGGTTGAAGGCACCACATATCGCGTGGCCAGGATCGACAGCAATGACAGGCTGCTTGTCAAAGCCGTTGTGAATGAGGTGACATAATGCCGTCGATTTCTATTGAGATATCACAGCAAGACTTAACAGATGTGGTCAATATGCTGTCCGGCATCAAGGATGGTGCGGCCACGGCAATATACAGGTCCGTGAACAAAGGATTGTCTCATGCCCAGACCCAGGCGGTAAAAGCGATTGGGCAGGAATTGACGCTGAAAGCAGCGAGGATCAAAAAAGATTTCTCAATGCGTAAGGCGTCAAAATCTGTTTTATCCGGAGCTGTGTGGGCCACTGGCCAGCCGGTGGGCCTGTTAAACTTTTCGGCAAACAAAGTGAAGGCCGGGTATTCCGTCAAAGTCAAGAAACGTAGTTCAAGGACATTGCTGAAACACGCTTTCAAGGCCAAAACAAGAAAGCTTAGAAATGACGGATCTGCATATGAGACGGAACATTTGTGGTGGCGGTCTTATGACGGGCCACGGTCCGGTACCGGAACTGAGAACGTCGGCTATTTTGCCGGGTTGCCTGCCGGACATCCCATGAAAGGCCCGGAGCTTGAGCGGCTGACCGGGCCACGGATTGAAGATATTTTTGGCCAGGATGATATTCTCTCTGATGTGCAGGACAAGGCGTCTGCAAAGATTACTGAGAATCTTGGGAAAGAAACCTATAATTTGCTGAGGCGTTTTGGCTGATTCGATCAGGGAAAAAATAATCCAGGCGATCGTTACCCGGGCGGGTCAAATACGGGTTGCAAGCGGGTATAATACCGACGTTGGCGAGTCTGCAATTCGTGCAACTCGGTATTCTTCACCCGGAACAACACAACAGGTCGTTGTAATTCCGAGGGCGGAAACATCAGAAAAAACACGGTTCAAGAAAATGACGCACACTTTCCCGGTTGATCTCCATGCTTTTGTTGAGATGACGCCGGGAGCCGATAATGCAAGCCAGGAGTCCGAGGCGGTATATGCGGATTTGGTTGCTGCCATGACCTCACAAAGTTCTCCGGTGTCGTCGCTGTTCGACAGTATAACCCATACTGGTGGCGGCGGGGTGGAACTCGTTGACAATGAGACAAAGCTTGCAGGTGCAACGGCAACATTTGAAATAACTTACACTACAGCCATCGGAGACCCGACGGCCCAGTAAAGGATATAAAAAATGAGCAATGATAATGCGGCGATTTACGCCGAAATGTCACAGGATTTAACGGCGATGGTTGAGTTGACCGATGACGGCGACCAGAAAAAATATAATTCTGCAGATCGGCTATGGTCAAAGAGGTCCGGTTATGCAGCAGATGTAAAGCCAAATGGTGTGGCCACCGGCCTACTGGTTACACCAGGGGCGGCAAATGATACCGTTGCCGTGTCATCCGGCACTTGTTATCTGTCCGGGGTGTTGACCGAAGTGTCAGCTGATGCTGCGGTGGATGTCACGCGACCGAGTGTCAGCAATTACCAGCAGTTTGCCATCACAATCACATCAGCCGGGGCAATTGCCGTTGTTGAAGGGACGGAACACACGGCGTTTTCAGACACATGGGATGCCGACGGCGGCCCGCCATTGATCCCCACAACCTCTATCTTGCTGGCAGTCGTGAAATACTCCAGCCAGACACCGGCAATTGTAACGGCGTCAGAGATCAAATCAACGGCAAACTCATATAGGGAACCGTACAACTTCCCGACATGGACCGAGCGCAATTACGAAGTTGAAAACGGCGCCCTGGGGTATGCCGGGGTTGATTTTGATGCGGCCTTGCTTGCCTGCCATACCGGACCGGTGCCAAAAGAAGTTTACGCCGAGTATTACACGCCTGAATTTTCAAAGCTTGCCGAAACAACTGATTTTGTACCGCCTGAGACCTCACACTCTGTGAGTTCCACTCAGATTTATGGTAAAACCAAGGGGTCAAGTTCGTCTTCCCTGGGCCAGGGATCCTTCACGGCCTATTTTGTGGATGGGATCTCAGATGCGCTCGTGTCAATCAAAAACAACGATTTGTTCTTCAAATTTTACCAGGACGAGCTGGTCACATCCAAATATATCCTTTGCCAGGGGAAATTAGGTATGTCCAGGTCATTTTCTCCGGAAGAGGACCCCATGGCATCATGTACCATTTCTTCATCCGATGAGGCCGTGGAAGTTACCGCTTAAACAAATGGGCGGGTTATGCCTGCCCTATAAAATAGAGCATGTCAAATGGGATTCGATACAAAAAAATTCAAGAATGCTGATTTTAACGACCGGGTAGAATCCGTGCCCGTACCGGAGTTGAAAGAGTTTTTCGATGAGGACGAAGATCCGGCATGGAGAGTCAGAAACCTGACCGGCATCGAAGTCGGCAGGATCAACGAGACCGGCGAAAAATACAAGCGCCTGGATGC